TGTAGCCCCGACCTTTTAAGGTCGGGGTCACGAGGCTTAAAGCCTCGTGGCTACATGCTAAATTATTTCACGGAGGCTAAAGCCTCGCGGCTACATGCTATATTACTGCACGGAGGCTAAAGCCTCGCGGCTACATGGAAATGGGAGTTTACGGTATCAAGTGGGAGTTACTTGTAGTATTCGCGGACACGCCGGAAGAAAGCCCGCACGATGAAGATAAATACAATAATGAAGATAACAGCGCCGATGGCCAGGTATATACCGGAGAAGAAACCGACCTGGAATGAATAGGGAGACAGAGACCAGGCGCTTTCATTGCCGGCTCTATCTACGGCTTTGACCCGCCAGTAGTAGGTGCCGGGTTCCAGCGTCATAACCGTGTTGGGCTCGGTGAGGCCGGTCTTTCTCATGCCCGGCTCCAGAGGGAAGAAGCGGAGGTCTTTAGCTACCTCGAGCTGGTACGTTACGCCGCTGGTGTCGGATATTCCGGTCCAGGTGAATATAACGGGCTGAGCGCCGAACCAGCCGAACCTCTGCGAAATCGGCGAAACGGGGTTCGGTGCGTCCGGAACCTTAGTTTCCAGCGGCAGGCCGTAGGTGGCCACGTTACCCGCCCTGTCGGTGGCGGTTATTACATGAGTGTTCTGTGAACTTTCCGGTATGGTGAACTTCTCGGTGAAATTGCCGGCATCGTTGGTTGTGGGAGAGTTCGAAACCGCTTTATCGTCGTACTTAACGGATACTGTGCTCTTGGCCGCGAAGCCCCAGCCGGTCAGCGTGACCTCGCTGCCGATATCGGGATGCTCCGGCTGCATGCTGATGGCCGGGATAATCTGCAGGTTGGCGGTTACATCGTTGCCGAAGGACAGGTTTTCATCGTAGGCCTTAAACTGGTGGTTGCCGGCCATGGTCTCGGGCACGGTGAACTGTGCGGTAAAGGTGCCCAGCTCATTTGTCATCGGGCTAAGGCCGGTATCGTTGCCGTCCAGGTTGACCTTAACTCCGCTGTGCTTGGCCGGGAAGCCGGTGCCTTTGACGGTCACCGTGGAGCGGGGAGTGCATTTCGTGGGGCTCACCGTAACATTGGGCTCAACGGTAAAAGTGAAGCCATACGGATTTTCGGGGCGGTAGCCGCGCTGGTACTGGACGAAGTTGTTCCCGTAAGGGGCTTCGGGGATGGTAAAGGAAACCGTCACGTCCTTTGTCCCTGTGGGAAATCTACCCTCGCTGATGACGGTGTAGCAGTAGGTTGATACCTCCTCGCTGCAGGGTACGCTATCAGGGGTGATGGCCGACTTGCTCCACAGGATAGTATAAGGCCCATCCAGGTCGAATCCGCCGCCACTTATGGTTATAGTTGCCGAAGAGCCGACTTTGCCGGAGTTGGTGTTTTGTCCACTAACTGTGGAGGAGCAGCTGCCGCCGGTTCAGCCATCGGCGAGAACGGCGCCGGGTAACAGGGATAGTGCGAGCAGGGCAATCAGCGCAGCGTAACCCAAAAATTTCATGGTCTAAATTTTATACTCTCCAGCCTAAGGCTTGTCAAGTCCGAGTGGAGATTACAGAGATTAATTGAGATTAACGGGATTTTAGCGGATATTACGGCAAGCTTCCAAAAAATCAGCAGCCTTTAGTGACCAAACGACATTATTCTCTTGAGAAAATAGAACATACGTGCTAGTATAGCTCGAGATGATAGGCAGCGCGCTTGATTTAATTCCCGATGACGTTAACTGGCGTGACCGCGGCTGCGAGTTCTACCCGTCGTGCTTGAACTGCCCGTTGCCCAGGTGTGTCGAGGACGAGCCCAGGGGGCAGCAGCGCTTAAGAATGGCCGCCCGCCAGCGACGCATGCTGGAGTTGAGACACATCGGCAAAAGCGTCAAGGAAATTGCCGAACTTTTCTGCGTCAGTATCAGGACGGTACAGAGGGCACTTGAAAATAAAAAACCAAAAGTAAAAAACCAAAAATGCAGATAGAAAGGGGAAAATCCCTCTCAATCTCCCTTTGCCAAAGGGAGAGGTTAGTTGCTCTAGTCGTTCGCCCTGAGCTGGTCGAAGGGTGCGTATTAATCCGCTATGGTTCGACAAGCTCACCACGAGCGGATTTTGTTGTTTCCCCCCTAGAAAAAGGGGGATTTAGGATTTTCAAAATAGATGACTGATTTTAATCCGCAATCGTTATCGCAGCTTGACCGGCCCAGGTTTGCCGCCTACAAGACCAACCTGGATTTTTATAACGGCGAGCAATGGCCTAATGCCTCCGGCACGGGCAAGACCAAAAACCGCCAGCTCGTTTTTAACTATGCCAAGATTGCCATCGATAAGCTGACCTCTTACCTCATGGAAGGCTTGAACTTCGCCTGCCAGACCAACGAAGATAAAAACTCAAAGACTAAAGACAAAAAAGAGCTGGCGCAGAAAGCGGAGCAAGTCATATATGACGTTTATTACCGGAATAATCTGCAGGAGCTCGATTATGAGACCGAGGTCGACGCCGCCATTCTGGGTGACGGCTGTTACAAAGTCACCTGGGATACGGTGGAAAATCGTATACGTGTCACCAGCCCGGATGTTGCCGGGATGTATGCCTGGTGGCTCGGCGACGACCTTTCCCGGGTGTGGAGGGTGGCCAGCCGCTACACGCTGAGCGCCGAGGAGCTGGAACAGCTTTATTCTTCCCGTTCGGGAAGGACGGATAAGAAAACGGCCGTCGTTACCGAGCTGTGGACTGACAGGCAGTTCACGCTGTTTCTCGACAACGAGCTTGTGGAAGACAAGCCCAACCCCTACGGTTTTATTCCCTTTGTCATATTTCCCAACGTCAGGCAGCCGAAGAATTTCTGGGGCACCTCCGATATTCCGCCGCTGAAGCAGTCGCAGCAGGAGCTTAACCGGGCGCTATCACAGCTGTCCCGCATACTGGAAGTATCCGGTAATCCCATCGCAGTTCTGGAAGGCGTAGACTCCGCCGAAGATATTAAGGTGCAGCCCGGAGCCGTGTGGACTATACCCGAAGAGGCCAAGGCTTACCTGCTCGACCTGCTGGCCGGCGGCGGCATCAGGCTGCATGTCGACTATATCGACATGATTTATCGCTGCCTGCACGATATTTCGGAGTCGCCGCGGGCGGCCTTCGGCGGCATGGGCCGTGACCTATCCGGCGTGGCTCTGGAGATGGAGCTGCAGTCACTGCTGCAAAAAGTCAGACGTAAGAGGACCATCCGCACCGCCGCTTATGCCGGCCGCTGCCGGATGATTCTACGGCTCCATAAGCAGTTCGGCGGCGAGGACCTTACCGGAGTAGATACCCGGATTGTCTGGGGAGGGGTGCTGCCGCAGGACAGAGACAGGTTGACACAGAACGAGCAGGTTCTGGTCCAGTCAGGCGTCCACTCCAGACGGACGGCAATGGATGAACTGGGGATTGTGGACCCGGAAACCGAGTTTGAAAAGTGGCTGGAGGAGAGGCAGAGAATTTTACAGATGAATCAGCAGTTCAGGGCACGCCCCATCCGGGGCAGCGAGCGAGAGAGAAACAGCGCCGGGGAGACGGAGAGCCTTGAATAAAACCGATAAATGTAACCAACAGGCTTTAATCTCGTAAATTAAATTCAACATGTAGCCGCGGGGTTTTAACCCGGCGACCCCGACCTTAAAAGGTCGGGGCTACATAACTAAGGCAAGGTCGGGGCTACATAAGTAAGGCAAGGCTGGGGCTACATAAGTAAGGCAAGGCTGGGGCTACATGTGGTGGCTAGAGATTCAAAGAAAGGAAAGGAGTAAAAAATTGGCAGATGACAAAAATGAATTCCAGGAACAAAAAGAAAAATCCGAAGGAAAAGAAAAACCTGTGGGCGTTAATCCGGAAGTGGCTCCCGCGGCTGTTAAGGAGCTCCAGGAAAAAGTAGCCGCGCTTGAGGAACAACTGGGGACTAAGACCGGCGAAGTTGCCGGGCTGGAAGACCGGCTGGCCAGGTTGGGCCAGGATTTCGAGGGGGCCAAAGCCGCCTACGCCTATGCTGTTGAGGACTATAAGCGGCTGGCGTCCAGCGCCAACCCTGTGGTGCCTGTCGAGGCCATTCACGGTACCACCGTGGAGGAAGTTAAGGGCTCGCTCGATCGTGCTTTAAAGCTCGTGGCCAGCGTGCAGGACTCGCTGGCCAAACAGGTCCGGGCTAACTCGGTACCGGCCGGAGCGCCGGTGCGGACAGGCCAGGATACCTCGGTAATGAGCAGCAAAGAGAAAATAAATTATGGCCTGGAACAAGCACGGAAAAAGAAAGAATAAATGGGGGAAAATCCCTCTCAATCTCCCTTTACAAAGGGAGAAGTTCACCCTTCGACAAGCTCAGGGTGAGCGGAATATCACCCTTAGAAAAAGATGGATTAAGGGGGATTTTGAAGGATGAGTTGAAAAATTTTGCAATTATTTATGTCGGTAACCTCGACCTTTTAAGGTCGAGATCACGGGGTTAAAACCCCGTGACTACATGTTCAGTGAATTTTTAGGAGGAGAAAATTAATGGCAATATCATTATCGGAAGCAGCCAAACTATCTAACGACGTCCTGTTGCAGGGCGTCATTGAGACCATACTTAAGGATTCACCCATACTTCAGAAGCTGCCGTTTGTGGAGATTGTCGGCAACGGCCTGACCTACAACCGCGAAAAAACTTTGCCCGCAGCCGAATGGCACGCGGTCAACGCCGACTGGTCGACTTCACCCACGCCGGACTTCGACCAGCTCACCGCGGTGCTGGCCATACTGGGCCAGAATGCCGATGTGGACAATTACATCAGGCAGACGCGGTCTAACATACAGGACATCGAGGCGGCGATAATCGAGCTCACCGCCAAAGCCGTGAGGCACGAGTTCGAGGACAAGTTTGTCTACGGCGACAGCGCCGGCGGCACCAACCAGTTCGACGGCCTGAGAAAGCTCATCGACTGCACGCAGGCGGGCAGCCAGGTGGTCACCATGGGCGGCACCGGCGCCACGCTGACGCTGGCCAAGCTCGACGAGTTGATAGATATCGTCCGGGGCGGCAAGCCGGACCTGTTGCTGATGAGTCGCAGGTCCCGACGGAAGGTGACGGCGCTGGTCAGGGCCAGCGGCGCTTACATGGAAACCGTGCGCGGAGAGTTCGGCGACTTCACCCAGCTGTACAACGGCATACCGATAGGCGTATCCGACTGGATAAAGGACACGCACGTATTGACCGGCGGCTATGAGACCGGCGTCACCGGAGGCACCAGTTCGGCAATCTTCGCCCTCCAGTTTGGCGAGGGGGCCGTGGCCGGCGCCACCAACGGCGGCCTGCAGGTAGAGCCTGTAGGAGCCATGGAAGGCAAGGATGCTTCCAGGACGCGCATCAAGTGGTATGTCACCCTGGTCGATTTCTGCAAGCAAAGGCGCGGAGTGCTTATAGGCGTGACGGACTAAATGTTAATGTCATTGCGAGGAAGACAAAATGTAGCCGCGGGGTTTTAACCCCGCGACCCCGACCTTAAAAGGTCGGGGCTACATGCGTGGTCGGTCGGGGCTACATGCGTGGTCGGTCGGGGCTACATGCGTGGTCAGTCGGGGCTGAATAGAAAGAACGACGCGGAAATCTCCTAATGGCGTCTGGCTATTAGATGAGATCGCCACGTCCTTCTGCGGAAGGACTCGCGATGACAGATTTTTTACGGAGTTGAAAATGGACCTGAATATGATGCGAACGCTGGTGCGGCGGGACGTCAAGGACGAGGATAACTCTAATTACCGCTGGCAGGACAACGAAATCGATAGAGCTATCCAGAGGGCACTGGCCGAACTTTCCCGCTACTGCCCCAGGGAGATAATGACCACCCTGCCCACCACCGATGGGTCACGCGAAATCGACATCTCGACGCTTGCCGATAGGGTAACGGTCGACCGGTTAGAGTTTCCGGTCGGCCGGACTCCCCGGCAGTTCCAGCATTTTGTTGCCTGCGCTGACATCCTCTTTTTGACGGGCGACACCGGAGGCGACGGCACAAGCTGCTGCGTTTACTGGGGCAAGATGCATACGCTGGATTCCGGTACCGGTACTGTGCCCGGCTACCTGGAGGACGTGCTGGCGCTGGGGGCCGCGGCTTATGCGGTGCTGTCTCAGGCGCAGTACCGGACGGATGTGGCCGGAATCGGCGGCGACCGGGCAGATACCGATTACCAGGGCTGGGGCAACGCCATGCTCAAGGAATTCAAGTCCCGGCTGCGAAGGTTCGGCAGGAGCCGGAAATTAAAGGTCGGCAGCCTTTACCAGGGAGACAACGAATAAAGCAAAAGTTAAATACCAAAAACCAAAAAGACAAATAAAAAACAAAAAAGGAAAATCCTTCTTATTCTCCCTTTAGCAAAGGGAAAGGTTCACCCTTCGACAAGCTCAGGGTGAGCGGATAGGGATAAGGCGCAGGATGACGGGAAATGTCCCCATTAGGAAAAGGGGATCAAGGGGGATTTTCGTGTGGAGTGGAAAATATGGCGAAATCAAAAGTTGAAGAGGGACTACCTTTATTAAAGGACGGCCTGCCCGGCGAGGCCTTTGCTATCGTCGGCGATAAAGAAGACCCATCGACCTGGAAACTGCCTCATCACACCCGGGCCATTTTACGGGTAGCCAGAGGGAAGGTGGGCCACTACCGGACAACGGACTGGGAGCACTTGGCGGCCGCAGTAGCCGCGCTCAGCCGGGGCGGGTTCAGAGGCAAAAGGGTGGAGGCCACCGAGCAGCAGATACTTGATGCCGCCAGGCACCTGGCCAGGCATTACTCCGAAAACGGCCGCCCCGTACCGGACACACTGGCCGCCCTTGTGGAATAGCGAGTTTTAAATGAATGTTCACCAATGTAGCCACGAGGCTTTAGCCTCGTGACCCCGACCTTAAAAGGTCGGGGCTACAGTAGGGGATGTGGTCGGGGTCACTTATAAAATCGGGTAGTGCAAGAGGGGCGGAGCCCCTCTTGATTAATCTATACTCCCTCTCCCTTCAAGGGAGAGGGACAGGGTGAGGGTGAAAAAAAGTAATAAGTTAAAAATAAAAGGTTAAAAGTCAAAAGCTAAAAAATAAATTGCAAAATCTAAGATAAGGAGACAACATGCTACAAAAATTTTTAGACGGGAAAAAGAAATACAGCGCTTTCATCATCACGGTGCTGGCCACGATGATACCGCTGTTCATCCAGGAGCCTGAGGCACAGAACACTTTCATGGAGATGGTGCCGTCTATCGCCACGGCGGTCGCCGGCATCTTCTACATTTTGACCCAGGGTAAAATCGACGTAGAGAAGGAAAAGGTTAAGCCTGTGGACGCTCAGGCGGGTATCGTCGCCAACGATGCCGCAGCGCCACTGCCGGCGGCACAAGTCCAGGAAATCCAGCAAATCCAGGAAACACCGGCGGCTATTGAGGTCCCGGCATTCGACCCCAAGGCTTTTCATGAAAGCGTGATGGCCACCGTTAAGGAGACGTATACGGAAGTAAACCCCTGTACCATCTACTACAAGGCCAGAGATAAAGGCGCCGTTACCGACTGCCAGCACATATCGCAGGCGCTGGACTACTGGAATTATCTGGTCGACCTGGCGGTTGATGCCAAAGACTGGATAAAAGAACAGACGGAAAAAAAGAAGGGAGAGTGCGGCAGGAGCCCGGAATACTATGTCTTCAACCGTGACTTCAATGCCACGGTCAGGGCGGCCAACAGCCTTTCCGAGCTTGATGCATCCGGCATAGACTGGAAGGCCAGACTGGCGCCGTTTAACAGGACGCTTTACGGCCTTGGCACGCTGGCGGCGCAGCTGCTGGAAAGCAGTATCAAGGCGTAATTGTTTGGCGTGAAATGCGTAAACGAAATGGCAACTTGATGATTTGCAGATTGGTATGCTGGAAGATGCCGCTTTCTCAGCGGGCGGTATATCGAACCGGGGTCTTGCCGTGTAGCAGTTAACCGCCGACGTACTTAAACGGTGACGGGGTTAGTGCGATGTACAGCATCATGACGACCAAGACTCCGATGGTGATAAGTCCCATTACCGTGTTTCTAGTTAACATCGTATATTCTCCCCGTAAAAGGACTGTGCGAATTATAGCAGCTAGTTTGGCAGTTGGCTAGTAGCAAATTATAGGAAATTGGTACTAATTAAAAAAAGAATTAACGAACATATCAGATTTTAGCGGATTTTGTATGCAATGAGAGGTCATCAAAAAATATCAGATGAGAAACTTGAGTGAGGAGCTGCTGGAAGAGCAGAAGAAACCGATCCGGAAGCCGCTGGTTAAGTTGGAGGTTCAGGCTTTCGGCCACCCGCTGCAGTCCTCCGGGATTCAGTGGGAGCAATTCGGCTGGCAGCGCTTTTATTCCGGAAGCGAGGTTAAAGATTCCCATGGCGTCACTATGCCCGGAGACGGCTCATTGGTTCGCATCCGGAAAGACGGTATAGCACTTTACCTGTCGCGCGTAACGAGTCCCGGTCCCAGCTCCACTTATTCGAGCTGGGGTTCATCTTTTGGCGGCGTTGCGTCTAATGCCAAGGTCGGTATCGCTTCCCTGGGCAGTGAGGTCATGGTCGCCACCATGGACGCCGCTAATCTCTGGCGCCGGCAGTCCTCGGACTACGGCGCTACCTGGGGATCATGGACGCAGATGTCCAATACCCGGCCGTGCGAGAGGGGCATTGCCATTGCCTATAAGCCCAACGGCGATTGTGTCATAGTCCACGCCACAGACGTCAACGACCCCATGAGCCTGTATATTCAAAAAAGGACTTCCGGCACCTGGAGCTCAGGCCTTGGCCAGCGCGGCGGTTACGACGCCGAGATCATCGACCTGGCCATGTACTACGACGGCGATTGGAACATTATCGCTTTGGTCCAGACGGGCAGCTATATCTCCGTTGTCCGCATGGTGTACGGTGACGGTTATAAAGTGACGGCCGGCACATGGGCTGATGATGTCAAAATCGGTCTGGGGAGTGCCCGGGTCGATGTAGCAGCTCAGGTGAGGTTGCGTCAGTTTCAGGTCGGCTGGCCGGTCGGTTTCCGGCAGATGCAGCCGTTCGGTCCCTGGGCCCCGCGGACAGCATCTACATACTGGGAGAGGCATCAGGCAGTATACGAAGCACTGGCCGGCGAGACCCTGGACGTCTCAGGTCCTTATCTACTAAAGCCAGCCACATCATGCGGGCGGCCGCTCTTGTCCCTGGCCAGGCAGAATCAGCCCTGGATATTCAGGCTGCAGCCTGGTACTGATTTCTACGATTACAAGTGGAATAAGGCCAGCGTCATGGATTCAAGCGCCTCCAGGGGTATGGCTTTGGCCGCTGACCCGAACGCCGTTTATCTCTGGGCTACGCAGCCAAATGAGGTATGGCGCGCCGAATGTCCGGGTTCGTGGAGTCCACCAACAGGCGGTACCGGCGCCGGCGCTAAGATTACCATCCCAGCTTCGAAAATCGCCAGGATCCTGGAGACGGTAGATCCGGAGCAACCGTCGGCCCTGGTGGTAGAGCTGGACAATTCCAAAGGTACCTATAATAGCCCGGGTACCGGCAGCCTGGCCGTGCTAAAGCGCGGCAGCCGTGTCAATCTGCACCTGGGCTATAAGACCTCCACTGGTGACCAGCTTTCCGAGGCCGCAAGGTATTTTATCGAGGGCATGTCTTATAAGCGTGATCCGAATTGGTCGGCGTTTATCGTGAGCTGTACCGACGCCTGGGGGTATCTGCAGCATTACCAGTTCAACAAGCCGGTAGAGTGGAACATGGGCTCAGATGACTTCACCTGCTACGAGCTGATTGAGAAAGTGGCCCAGGCAGTGGGGGGCACGCTCAGCTACAAGTCCCGGAGCAGTCTGATTACCAGTTTGTACCCCCGGATTGAAGTCGGCGCTGGGGAGTCGGCGGCCAGCGTGTTGAAGCGTTTACTAAATATGGTACCGGACGTTATCTATTTCTTTGGGCTTGACGGTTATATCGTTTTCCCGCAGTCGGGAGATACCGTTGTTTACAAATATCGTTTCCCGCAGTAGTAACAAATGTAGGGGCGTACCTTCAGGTGCGCCCGAAAGGAGAAAAGAACATGGCCAATAGTCTATATGCCAAAGCCAAACAGGCGCTCATTGCCGGTGATATCGACCTGGACGCTGATACCATCAAGGCCGTCTTTGTCGATGGTGCCGATTACACACCGAATATGAGCACGCACCAGTATCTCAGTGATATCCCATCGGCCGCCAGGGTAGCCACCAGTGGAGCACTGCAGAACAAGACGGTCACCGATGGCGTCTTTGATGCCGATGACATAACCGTGACTTCGGTTTCCGGCGACCAGTTCGAGTACGTCGTCCTCTATAAGGATACCGGCGTAGAGGGCACAAGCCGGCTATTATTGCTCATAGACACGGCCACCGGTTTGCCCTGCACGCCCAACGGCTCTGATATCACCATCCAGTGGAGCTCCGGGGCTGATAAGATTTTCCGCTTGTCTTAGCATAGTGTCATTGCGCTTGACATGTAGCCACGGGGTTTTAACCCCGTGACCTCGACCTTAAAAGGTCGAGGCTACATGGGACATAGAAGGCCAGAAATTATGATTTAGGATTTACTCGGAGGGTTAAAATGGCTACTGGAAAACTGATCGGTGCCGCTGATGCTACCGCTGCCGATAATATAGGCGCTAACTATATCTCCATTGACCGCTTTCAATGCTCCGTCTCCGGTCTATGCTCAGAGATACGTATCAAGGTCAGCACCAGCCTGCACGCCAAAGTCGCCATCTACG